TTACCTTCGCCGCCCCCTCTGGCTACTCAATCAAGTACAACAGTTCGTCCACACAGCCAGCAGTAAATACCTCCGCTAACAAGGAAACTATTTACACTGCGCTGATGGTGAAGGGCTCCACAACAATTTATGTTTCACTGTCATTCTATGAGGCTTAACAATGACCACTCCTGTTCGCTATGACAATATTCATCTCTACGGAAAAGTCGGGCAGTTAGCGACATCTCAGATGCGTGCATGGCTAGATACTCGAGCGATTCAGTTCACTGACTTACAGTATGAAGATCCAACAGAAAGCCTAGCCGCCTTATCTACATGGTTTAGAGATGAAGACGAAGAGCCAGTTATCTTCTCTGAAACACCTCTAATTATTTACGACATTGTTATCTGGGAAGCAGATGATGGCTCTGACAGCTATCGCAAACAAAATTACGCAGTTCAGGCATCAGACTTACCTAGCGACTTTATCGAACTAGCTATCAAGGTGTCCTAAATGCCTTTCCTTGGAACCGCTCTCAAAGCAGACCCACTATTTCCCGGGGGGACGGTAACACTCTCGTCCTCGGGTACTTTTAATCTACCGCCCGGAATCTCAAAGGTAACGGTGCAGGCTAAAGGCTCGTCCGGTAATTCAGGGAATCCCGGTAACTCAGGCAATCCCGGCAATCAAGGCACTGCTGGCAATCCGGGAAATCCGGGTGTCGCGGGAAATGCCGGAGCGAGAGGCAATGCAGGAAACGCGGGCAACCCCGGAAACGCGGGGAATAATGGCGTCCGTGGTAACGGTGGCTCAGCAGGAAACTCAGGAAACCCCGGCAACTCAGGAAATTCCGGAAGCAATGGTGCGCGAGGAAACCGAGGCAACGGCGGAGGCGCAGGCAATGCTGGCAACCCCGGAAACCCCGGCGTGGCTGGCGGCCCCGGCGGAGGTGGTGGTGGCGGCTGGTCAGTCTTCTTTAAGAACGCCTCCCCGGGCAATCCCGGCAACGCCGCAGGCGGCCCTTACCGGGGCAATGGCGGCGCTGGCGGTGGCGCTGGCCTCTCTGGAACCCCGGGAAACGCGGGTAATAACGGCCCAGTTGGAAACTATGGCAACAACGGCAATGGACGCGGATTCGGAAACAACGGAAACCCCGGTGGAGCAGGAGCTAACGGCAACCCCGGAAACGTAGGCTCCAATGGTAACGGCGCTACATCAGGCAACTCAGGTAACAATGGCAACTCTGGCAACGTAGGCAGTAACGGCAACGGAGCCAACAGCGGCACAGCAGGAAACGCAGGCAATAATGGTAGTGCAGGCAATCCCGGCTCTACAGGTAACGCAGGCTCCAATGGAAATCCCGGAAGCAACGGTAATGCAGGCGCGGCAACAACCTTCGGCAACTACGCAAACTTCGCAGGCGGAGCAGCAGGAAGCGCTGGCGCAAGAGGTAATGCTGGTGCGGCAGGGCCAAGTGGCACCGGCGGCAACGGCGGAACTCCGGGCAATCCCGGAAACTCCGGAAACCCCGGAAACAACGGTGTTCGCGGCAATGGAGGAAGTGCAGGCAACGCTGGAAACCCGGGCAACTCTGGAAACAATGGTGTTCGCGGAAACGGTGGCGCACGAGGAAACGCAGGAAATCCCGGCAATCCCGGATCATCAGGAAACGCGGGCAACAACGGAGCCAGAGGAAATCGAGGGAACGGTGGCGCGAGAGGCGGCGGAGGCCAAGGTGGAGGGAGATTCCCCGCCACAAACAATAATGTTGGTGTAGGTGCTACAGGAAGTCCTGACGGCAACTCCAACGCCTACAACTATGGTAATGGTGGGACTGGAGGCTTGAACAACGTAGCAGGCGGTGGTCGAGGAGGAAGAGGCAACAATGGAAACCCGGGCAACTCTGGCAACTCAGGTGCTTCTGGCAACGTAGGCTCTTACGGCAACAACGGTAACGGCGCAAACGGCGGTGGATCAGGAAATCCCGGTAACGCTGGATCAAACGGAAACCCCGGCAACAACGGAAATGGCGCAACTAACGGGAATGCCGGAAACTCTGGGGCTAACGGAAACGCAGGCAGCGCAGGCACTGGTGGAGGTTCAGGAAACCCCGGCAATGCCGCACCAAGCAACTGGTCAGGAAAGGCAGGAAACGCAGGCGGATCCGGTAACGCGGGCGGGACGACAAGCTACTCGAACCAAAGTATAACAGTGACTCAGGCACAGCAGGCTATCCCAGTCACTGTGTCATCAGGCACTGTTACCATTACGTTCGAGAGACAATGATATTAAGTAAATCTAAAGTAACCTTTACAACTGAACCCGAGCTTTACGGAATTATCCCTGAACCAAAGCCTGCTCGATCCCATATACCCGACTGGTTCAAGAAGCTAAAAAACTTCCAGCACGAGGACAAAGACGACTCCGAAGTCTGGCCCTACCGAACCATTAAAAGATGTCCACCCTTTCTTGACGCGATGGTCTCAGGCTACCTCATGGTTACGCCTGCCGAAATAGAAATCGTAGTCAACGAGGACGGCAGCGGCGTGGACTGGAGGACAGATTTTACTCGTGGTGTGATCGAGCCGCATGAAAACTTTCAAATCAAAGGGCATCACGGATTGCCGTCCCCACCCCTCAAGTTCCTAAACTACTGGCACCTGAAAACCCCTCCCGGATGGTCAACACTTTTCGTTCCCCCTCTCAACCGTGAGAACAACATTATCGAGTGCATGAGCGGCATCGTTGAGACAGACAAGTACTTTGAGTATGTGAACTTCCCATCCTTCATAAAGCAGAGAGGGACGACCATATTATTGCCTCGGGGCTATCCTATTGCGCAGGCCATACCTTTTAAGAGGGGTATGGAGAAGACGGCAGAGATAAGGGCTATGAACAAAAAAGAGTTGGTGCATCTCCAAAAAACTAGAGATAAACGCTCATCTCATCCAAGCCTTTATCGTGAAACTATGTGGGAGAGAAAATGAGTTCTATCAGCTACAGAATCGCTGCATACGATGCAGACACAATGGAGTACCTTGTAACCTATCCAGTTGCAGGAACGACCAAAAAAATACTTGTTCCTGTCATAAAGTCTGGCAACTCGATAGATTCTGCCCGTACAAAACTAGCTATTGAAGTTGCAATACGAGACGTTGAATCCCCAGAAATTATCCCGCCAGTCCCTGACAATGTTGATGACCTTATTGGTTACTCTGGAGATGCTCAGATCACGACTGGAGTAGTCTAATGTCAGATAGAGACTTGCTTTCAGAGCACGCCTTCCCCCTCCTCCTTAAAAATGGTGTCTTTACTTTAAGCGAGTCTCTCGATATGCCTGCTGGCAAGACGCTGAGCTACACCGCAAAAGAACTAACAACTTTCTTTGATAGGTCTACAAGCGTAAAGCATGATGACACTGACCATGTATATCACTCTCGATGGCCTTGGTGTTTTGCGACCATCAGCCCTAATGTCCCTTCAGGTGAGCACCTTTGTTACACATCTCACTGTGAACCAGAAGCTGATATGGCAGAAGTTCAAAGTGCAATGGAAGGAACAGAGCCTTTCTTTGTGACCCGTTTTGTTTTTGATAGTGAGGAGATGAAGGTTCACGCCTACATTGATGGCTCAAGATACTGGGATCAAACAGACTGGCAACCAACTAAATGGTCTTACCAGCCTTATGAAAGATCGCTTGGCTTTGAGGTGCTTCAATCAGGGGCTTCACTGCACTGCCTAATGCCTCAAGACCTACCTAATGACGAACCAAATTGGAGCCGCCTAGTTCGTCCTGTCCGAGCGGGGGAAACCATCACTATAGAAAAACGAGGAGACCACTGTCTTATCATTCCAATTCATGCAGGCGCTGACATTTCTGGCTCTTCGTTTAATGCAAAAGATTTTATCGAGCTACGCTCGGATGAAGCCACGTTCACCGCCCACGGTGACACCATCGTCGCGCTCGTCTACAAATGATCCTAGACCCTGAGTACTGGCTCTGGACTGGTGAGTTAGACAAGGGTCTTTGCGACCTCATCATAGACTGCGGGAACTCTCAGAAGCTGGAGGACGGTATTGCTGGCGGAGAAGTCAACGAGGATGTTCGTCGCTCAAAGGTCGGCTGGGTTCCACCTATCCACTGGATTAGCGCAATCACAAACATGTACGGCAAGCTGGCCAACGAACAAGCATGGCAGTTTGATGCTACTGGACAAGACGGCATTCAATTCACTCGCTATGGCATTGGCGAACACTACAAGCCTCACATGGATACCTTCGCCCTCTCTGACGGTATGCGCAAATTGAGCCTAGTAATTCAGCTAAACAAACCCGAAGACTATGAGGGTGGAGAGTTTCACTTCATCAACGAGGACGGTGAAGGGGAGACTGTAGAGGGATTTAAAGAGCAAGGATCAATACTGGTATTTCCCTCATTCAGAATGCACCAAGTGACTCCCGTTACATCAGGTACACGCCACAGCATCGTGACTTGGTTTATCGGCCCCCAATTAAAGTAGGACGACAACCCTGTAACCCTAAAGCGACAATCTGCTATGGATATAAAATCAGAAGAATTCAAGTTAATGCTTGAAGCGGCAGCGGAGAAAGGCGCAAAGAAGGCGCTTGCCGACGTTGGCCTTTCTGATGAAGAAGCTATTCATGACGTACATGAGCTGAGAGACCTTCTCGATGGGTGGCGAGAAGTAAAAAAGGCCGTTGGCCAGACAGTCGCTAAGTTTTTAACAACGCTTGTTCTGGCCGCTATTGCCACTGCTCTGGCAGTAAACGTCTACACCACAGGCGAATGAAAGATTTAATCCGCGAGGAACTTCGTGTCTGGGCAGTTAATGCTTTGTCCACCGTCCACCCTCAATTCTCTGGTATGCCTGCCTGCCCTTACGCATCGAAAGCTATTGTCTCAGACAAAGTAGACATTGAAAGCGGTTTTGGTTGGGGCTACTCAAACATACAGAGAACATCAAGAAATTTCCCCAAGGACAAAAGCATTGTCATCCACTACGAGTTAAGCCCGTCGATGACAGCAAAAGAAATGCACGAGGACTTGGACAGGCTGAACTCCGAGAAAAAGTTTTCCCGGCGTAACCTCTGGTTTATTGGCTTTCACCCGGACGACCCCGACCCAGAATTTATAGATGATGAAGAGGAATGTACGCCTCTCGTCGATGAGCCTTATGCCTTGATATTCATTCAGAGGCTAACCGAGCTTGATGATGCAAGCAGACAGCTTGAGGCTAAGAGGTACTACCTACGTGCTCACCCAGAAGAGATTGAGCACCTACTTAAACGAAGACTAGCAAGAGAGGAATACGACAATGGCAATGGGACGCAAGAGAGTAACTAAGAACGCTGGAAGTAAGAAGAAGCCCAGCGCGAGCAAAAAGTTTAAGCCAGTAATGGGCGGCAGAGGTAAGGGCCGCAAGTAAAAACTCTAAGGTTAATTAAATGTCACGTAAACATGAAACCCTTCATAAGGGACTAGCAACACTCAAGACCTCTCGCGGATGGACTTACATCGAAGAGGTCATGGAGAAAGAGATCGTCGGTGCAGCTCTTGGCATGGCAACTAATGCAAACATGTCAGTTGAAGAGATGCACTTTCGTCGTGGCTCAATCTGGGCCGCAAAACAGCTTCTTGATCTACCTGAGCGACTCACAGCACATCTGGAGAGCGCCATAGCACTTGAGGCAGCAAACCTGCCGGACGAAGCTCAGGCTTCTTTCGACATACTAACTAAATCCCCGCCAAGGCCGGGAGAGGAATAAGAAATGGCTGACCAACCGATAGACCCAAGTGCAATGATAGACCGAGTGGCATCGCAACAAATGGGTGTCCAACCACAAGTACCAGAGCAACCAGTGCCTCAACAGGCCGCTGAAAAAGCTCCTGAAGTACCCACTGACCAAGAGAAAGCTGTTGCTGACGGATCACCAAAAACAGAAGGTGATCGTATGGATGCAGACGCGATTCTCTACGAGATCGACTTTGGTGACGGCGATATGCGAAAGCTGAGCCCGAAGCAAATCTCGGAAACTTTTAAGCGTTACCGTGATGTCAATCACAAGCAGGCTCAGAACTCTAACCTTAACAGAGTAGTTGAAGCCGCAATCAAAAACGGTGTTGCTAAAAGTCCTGATGACGCCGCACGCCAACTGTTAAATCTCTTGAAGGCTAACGAGACGAATGCACAGATGGGCGACACTGACGGCAAGACAAACGTCCAAGCCAAAGCTGAGACGTCAATGGATGCTCTGGCCCAATGGGAAGAAGACAACGCTGTCTCGCTTCCACCGGGATTCAGAGAGCAAGCTGACATGATGAACAAGATGGGCGCTAACATGACCCAGCTTCAGCAGATGCTAGGTCAAGTCCTGAGACAATCCGAAGGTAACGCTAACCAAGCTGTTCAGCAAGGTCTCGAAGCTCAAGACATGAAGGGTCAGGCTATCAAGCAAGCGATTGCCAACAACCTAGATAAAGCGGCTCAAGCCACTGGCTTATCGGATGAGCAGGCAGAAGACTTTAGAATCTTTGCTTACGAGCGTGGATACACGGAGGACGACTTTGTTGATCTCCGCTTGACCGCTAACGTAATGAACGATTTTAAAAACAACATGGCTTCTCCTGAGATGGAGCGACTCAAAGAGATCAATGCACGCAGACAGTCATTCACTGGCACTGTAGCTCAGACTCCTATGGGTAGCGGAGCAGATGGTTCTGCAAATCCTGAAGCAACCACCTTAGACCGCTTAACTTCTGCGGCGATGAACAAAGGCTAGTAGCACTAAGCACCACAGGAAGGGCTCCCAATCGGGAGCCTTTTTTTTGCAAACAGGGACGATGGGTATATCCCATAAGTCATATTATTAAATCACAGGCGCTACGGCCCCTTTTTGCAACACAGATATACCCGAGTACATTCCTTTTGGGACGGTAATTCCTCACAAGGCGCAGTAACTCACCAAACTATTTTCGTAAACTTTTGCCTATAAGAGGAAACTTATCATGGCTATTCAAGGTGTACGGGGTACTGGAGAGTTCTCAAGTGACTTTCGCCCCAAAAACTATCGTGAATTATTCACGCTACTAGAGCCAAACGGTAATGCACCGTTAAACGCTCTGCTTTCTATGGGTTCATCAGAAGCTACTGACGATCCTGAGTACAAGAACTTTCGTGACGAACTGCCAGATCGCAAACTGCAAGTGAATGGTGCTGTTGCTTCAACAAGCACAACTTCAATCACTGTAGATGCTTCTGCTGATAACAAGTACGCCGTTGCTGGCGCTATCCTTGTGAACAGCCAGACTGGTGAAGTGATGCGAGTCTCTGCTGATACTACTGCTACAACTGTAACTGTTGTGCGTAACATCGGCGGAACTGCTCACCAAATCGCGGACAACGCACCACTGTTTGTAGCTGGCTTTGCTGCTGCTGAAAACCAAGATGTCGGTACGGCTATCTCGTTTGATGCAACTGTAGCGTCTAACTACACTCAGATTTTCCGTACTGCCTTCGGTGTGTCTAACACTCTGAAGTCAACCTATCTGCGTACTGGCGATAAAGAAGACGAAGCGATGACTAAGGCGCTGAAACTTCACATGAGCGACATCGAACGCGCTATGTTGTTCGGCATCAAAGCTGAAGAGAGTGCTTCTTCTGCGGCTCCTCGTCGTTACACTGGTGGTCTTACCACTTCTATCTCAAGCGTTATCGACGTTGCAAGCGACATCGATGGCGACGGCACCATGAACGAAGCTCAGTTTGATGAAGAACTCATCAAGACTGTATTCAAGTATGGTTCACGAGAGAAGATTGCATTTGTTGGCTACAAAGTAGCTGCTCACTTGCAGGAGTTCGGTAAGTCTCGCTGGCGTCCAGAGAGTGTTGAAGGTGCATACGGTGTGAACCTGACTCGCTATAACACTTTTGCTGGTGACCTTATGGTTCACCTCCACCCGCAGTTCCGTCAGGTTCCGGGCATGGACAACGCAATGATTGTTGTTGACTTCCCATACTTGAAGTACCGCCACCTAGAAGGTCGTGATACTGCTCTGTATGAGAACCGTCAGGGCAACGGTGTTGATGGTTCTATCCACGAGTATCTGACCGAGTGTGGTCTGGAGATGCTTCAGGATAAGACTCATTGCTACATCAAGAACTGGTCAAGCAACGCATAAGCGGACGACCAGTCGCTTCTTGAAGCGTAAATTAGGGGTAGTAGGGCAACCTGCTACCCTTTTTTTATGGAGACGATAATGGAAAGTAAAGTAACCGCTAAACCAAAGGCGAAGAAAGTTAAGGCTGAAGCAAAAGCTCCTGCTACACCGAAGGCTCCTGAGACAGTTTGGTTTCAATCTAAAGAGATAGAGCCTACTCAATTCAGTATTCGCGACAACTACGCCTCGCTAGAACCCGGTGGACGATTAGTCTGGGAGTTCTCTCAGGAGGACGCAGTGTTTGTTCGTCGCCACCACTTCGTTCAGACAGGGCGAGTCATAGAGGTAGACTAAGATGGCAGAGACCAGCAACACCAATCCCCATGTAGCCGACAAGAACTCACCGCTTGAGACGATGGCCATGCAAGCTGTTCGCCGATTTGGTGACTTCTCGCCCGGGACATTATCTGGTGATGCGGTCTTAATGTTCATCGAGTTTGCCAATATGGTTATTGATGAAGTGCGCATGCACCCCTACTGGGATGCAACAAACGAACTCAACTACTATGAGCATCTGAGTGAGACCCGCCCTATTCCTGACACGATCATGATCGCTGGCTTGCTCTATCACTACGCGACACAACAAGCATCTGAAAAGTCACAACAGTATGGTTCCTTCTTTATCAGAACGATCAGCCAAGAACTCTGGCGACTGAAGAACGGAAACACACCTATTCAGATGCGTGTCATGGACAACGGCACTAATAAGCGTAACTACACAGCCAAGTCCACAAGCACTATAAATGGAACAGTGACCTACTGATGGCGACTAAAGCTCCAACAGGAGTTCAAACCAAGACTGTTGGCTATGACGGCTTTCAGGGTCTCGACGTCTCCAGAGACACAACCTCACTAGATACGGGCAAGGGCCAGCATCTTGCGCAGGTAACCAATGCGTTCTGTGATTGGCGGGGACAGATAGTCAGAGACCCGGGAGCTAAGTTAGTTCAGGGTGAGCACCCAATCCTAAACGTCAATTTTTATTCTGCCGCAAATGTTGTTTACGCAGAGCAGGATGGCGCAGGCATAAACCTTGTGAGCGAGGACGACCACAGGTATACGAACGCTTTCCCTTCTGGCTCCAATGTAACTTCGGCGGTCTTTAACAGAAAGGTTCACTTCTTCAGCTCTGGTTCTCAGTCGATTTCGTATGACGGTATCAAGTACACCCCAAACGGAAGCCCAGACCTAAACGAGCTTAGACCATCCTTCGCCGCATCTGTTGCTAGGCGATTCTGTGTTGCAGGCGTATCTGGCAGAGAGACTCAGATATTTCTGTCCCGTGTGGACGACGATGGAATATTCCCCGGGGACGAGCCGCTTGACAGTAATAGCGTACTACGTGCTGGCGCGATAGACGTATCAAACCAATTAGGCACATCAGAAGTGATCACTGGTCTGGCTAAGTTTGAGCAAACTCGCTTGGCGGTTTTCACCTCTGACCGAGTACTTATCTACGCCATAGACGCCAACATTGATTTATGGGCGCTCGATGATAAGGCAAGTATCAACGTAGGTTGCGTGAGCCATGCGACCATAACTCGTGCAGGTAGCGACATCTTGTTCTGCTCTCGATCTGGCGTCCACAGTCTTCGTCGATCCGTGGACAACGGTATAACCATCGAGGGAACAGAGCTATCAGAAAAGATAGACATTAAGTATCGCGAGTTAATCGCGAGTGTCGAGTCTCCTGAAGACATTACCGCAACCTATGATCCTGACATGAGTCAGTACCACATATTCTTTCCTCAAAAAGGCGGCGTTCTGTCTAAACGCTTAACGCTGACAGTAACCCCTGAAGGCAAGCCCAAATGGTCGGAAGGAACATTCCTGAACGCAAGATGCGGATCATTCCAAGGCGGACGACTTGTCTATGGAAGCTCTGGCGGCATTTACGATATAGCCAAAATTGAGGAAGAAAGTGACGTCCATCCAGAGATGGTCGTCACGACACCCGTTCTCTGGCACGGCAGTTTCACTGAGACAAAGACAGTGAACTCTCTGATCATTCAAGCAGATGGATCAGGTAGCGCGACGCTAGAGGTAATAGATGACGTGGGTAGAACGATAGGGAGTTTGTCATTCGAGATTAGCGATAGCGCGGACGACAACTACTTCCCTGATGTCCCATTATCACGTCAATACGAAAGAAAACTAGAGATGCGATACAGAGCTGCCCAGTACCGATTGACCATAAATGGTAAGGGGTTATGCAGAATTATTGGCATTGGCGTGATACTGAGGAAGTAAAATGGCACGGCTTAGACAACAAAACTCACAAAATTATGTTGCATCACAGAACATAAACGCGGAATTCGAGAACGTAATACGTTACTTGAACTCTGCTGAACTAGGTGACAAGACGCTCGGTGAGCTTCTTTCTACCCTGTTCACTGCTGACGGAATTTGGCAGGGGCCAATCGAGCTACGTAATGACAGCTCTAATGGTCTGCAATACCGCGTAGGAACCTACACATCTCAAGACACTGGCTGGGCAAACCTAGCAACCCTCGCCGAACTCCGTGGAGCGGCAGGCACTGTAGTGAGTGAGATTGGTGCTCCGATTCTTTACAGCAGACAAGACACGACGGCCACTGGCAGTCAAACGGTGTTTAACTACGCTTTTGATAGTTCGGACGAACTGCTGGTTTATGTTAGCGGTGTACTCAAGGTCGAAGGCGCGTCAGCCGACTATCAAAAGAGTAGCGCAGCGAACACGGTCACCTTCAACTCAGGTCAGTCTGCTGGGGCCGTTGTGACCATCTACAAAATACGAGCAACTGCCATCACTGGCTTTACTCGTTCAGATATTACGACCACGGCGAACCAAACTGTATTCCCGTTTGTCCACGATGAGTCAAC